AATGAGAAAGATTTGGTGCATGAAAAATTCTATCTTGGATAGAGAAGAGACAACCTACAAACATATGTACGATGTGTTCTTTACATCTAAGAAGAAAGCAATCGAAGAAGCTAAAGATATAATCAAGTACTTAGACTGTGATACGTCAGAGGTAAGGGATACTGATGGTAGTGTGACTATCACACCTACTAACAGCATGAGCCGATACATTTGGATAACATCTAAAGAATTAAACTAGGAGTAATGACTATGCTTAAGAACATCACAAAAAATAATGCACTCGACTTTACTAATGATGAGTGGAACCAACTGATAGAGGGTAATGGGCTACTAATAATGTGGTTCATTGAGTGGAACAACAAAGCTAAGGACAACCCACTACAAATCCAGGATTTCTTTAAACAGAAATATAATATGTCAGCAGGTGGTGACCCTTGGCCTATGAAGAATGCTAAGATTTCATTGGATGGTAAATTTGTGTCTGAGGGTGACGATGACCTTGAGCCATACTTCATGATCAATACTGATGATGGTGTTGGGTACATCTACCCTTATGCTTTCGTAGCACTGCCTAAGAAGTCAGGTGGACATACAATAGTGAGGATGGACTGATGGAAATAACTGAAGGATATTACGACTGTATTCCAGAACGTACATTCAATGAACGACATGGTTCATGCACTGCCTATACAGCTTATATGAATGGTCAACCCTCGTTCACTGTCTACTTATATGACAAAAGCCCAAACATAATTACTATTCACGAAGGAGTAAGTGATGCATAGTATGAAATTGTTTTATGTACAAATATGCACTGATATAAATAGTGATGAAAGTTATGGAGCGAAGTACACTTCGTTTAATGTTAAGGCATACAATAAGGATCAAATACAAGATCAATTCAGTCATTACTTTATTACACAACTTGAACTTGCTGATGAGGTGATCAATGCTACCTGATGAAATGGAAGCTGAGAAAAACAGGAAGCTGTTACTATCTCAGGCTGATACAATAGAAATACTCAAGCGTAACGTAAGAGAGTTACAACAGAGTTTGCAGAACGCTTATGCAGACATATCAAGACTTACAGAACAGGAATGCTTTTGTGGGTTAGCAGATGAACCAGTACTAGCAGGGAGAGATTGAAATGAAACAAGTACAGATAACTAACTCGACTGACTATGAGCGCAGTATGCCTCACATGATAGACAGAAAAGAACCAATGATATTTGATGTAGTAGTAAAGTATTATGATGAAACAAAAGAAAGGATATCAGCAACAGTAGGTAATGAAAGTAAATATTGTGAAGACATACTTGGTATGTTCGAAGGGGCTAACCTTGAGTACATACGAATAGAACCGTCAACATACTGGAAAAATAAACGTGACCCAAATCATGACGTATAAAAATAAATACATTGGGTATGGTAAAGATGGTAAGATACTTATCATTTCCAGGGATAAGAAAATTGTTAAAGCATATTTAGAAAATAAAGGAGAAGACTGATGCAACCACGAGGACTACACGCCCATGCTAGAATAAAGTATACACCAACGTATATACAGAAGCAGTTAGAGTGTAGGTTATTCGGTAAAACATTTAGAAGTGTAGCTGAAGCGGCTAGACATTATGGACTAGCACCTTCGACAGCCTATGAATACCACCACCAAAGATTACACAGAGAAACATTCCCTAACAGAAAGAGATGGAACAAATGGAAATAATTATTGATTGCGACAACAAAGAACTTGCAAAAGCTATAGCTGATAAACTATCTAAGGATACAGGTGTAGACAGAGATAAATTTAAGGAGAACACTGATGAAACTGTACAAAAATAGTGATGGTGTATGGGCAGGTACACAACTGGATGCACGTAAGGTGTGTGGTAAAGACTACTCAACAGTTGATGTACCTGTAGATAAACCAGGATTGTTAAAGTTTCTTAACTTTAATCAGGTTGGCTCCCATACTAGTAACGATAAGAATGAGACACACTACGAGGTGTACATACCTAGTGAACACAGAGACAATGACTTAGACAGTAAAGCACTGTCCTATTTTAACTGGGGATACGACAAAATGTGCAGTGGTCAATACGATGAGGCTAAGGAGTTGATCAGGAAAGCTTTGCTTTATAAGAAAACACATGATATGCACAACCCTGACACTGAAACTTATGGTAGGGTATTACATGAAGGAGAATAGATAATTTGGTATACGAATTAGTAGCAATTGGCACAAATCTATTGTTTTGGTTTGCTGTTTATTTGATGAACACTTGAAATCTTAAAGGAGATACCTACGTAATACTTCTAGTACTACTATAAGAATACTAATAGTCTTTTTATTCTTATAGAATATAAATACTAATAGTACTAGAAGTATTTACTAAAGGTGGTATAACTACAGTGTCTCTGCATTTAACAAAGAGGAAAAGAAATGACTGAAGAAAATAAAGATTACAAAGAGTTTGACTTTGATGAAGTAGAAACAGTAGAAGAATACTTTGATATCTTTTGGAATGACAGAGAGGCATTAGAACATTTAGTAAATTTATTTCTTGATCAGATAGCTGACCTTCAAGAGTTTATAAGTGATCGAGGTTTCAAAGAAGAGGAGTTTTTAAAATGGCAGAAGAAAAAGATGGAGAAGTACTACCACTGACAGAGTATGATGATTGCACACATTGGGTAGGGAAGTTAGATAAATATGATAAACAAAAATGTGATACCGATAAGCGAATACTTGAAGCAAACTCAAAGGGAGAAAGACGATTTGGAATGGGAGGGTTGTTTCGATAAGTCGAGTATGCTACAACAAACGATAGATGAACTGATTGAATTACGTGACAAGGGTGAGATTTGGTATCCCCTATTCTAGGAGACAGGCATGGACGATTATAAACAAGTACAAATAATGATATCACCTGATGCTTTAGCTAAGATAAAGCAAATACTAATGGTTAAAAAGATGAATGATAGTATTGATACCCTTGATAACCAATGGGCTAAGATCATTGATGGAATCCAGGATAGGAAAAATTCTATTACGATAGAGACTAAGAAAGATAAAGATAAGGAAGGAAAGTAACATGATGTGGATATTAGTATGGATGCAGTTAGTAACTAGCCAAGGCGTTGAACACTACCAGTTAGGTACGTTTACGAAAGAGGATGACTGCCAAGAGGCTTTGGCTAAAGCTGTAGTACTAGTCAACACTAGTGCAGAGATGTTGTCTTGCTTAGAGGTAGATACGAGACAATGAATTGGTTAATACTAGTGACCTTAACTTTTGGTGATTCGTTCTTTGTGTTCAACAAAGAGTTCGAACATGAGAATGCTTGCGTTGAATATGTCAACAGCCCTGACAATTTTGATACACTTGCTATAGAAGTAATAGCAGTGGCAGGTTTCAATGACCCGATAGTAGACATTAGTTGTGTAACAAGGAGAGATGGATGAGACTAGCAATAGTAATTGATATAGACGGTGACATCATGTATGTACCAGAGGACTCAAGTGTGTTTGAAAACTACCCAAAGCCTAAGCTGTTTGATAACATGGAGAATGCAGAAGAGGAGTGTGCTAAGTGGAACACTGGAGTAATAGTAGACTTCGATACAAACAAGTCTGTTGATAAAGTGTCAAGCTACAATGACATCAGACCATTTAATTTAGATGAACGTAACAGAGCAACAGAAAGAAGGATAAAAAATAATGGATAGAAATAGTTTTGAGAGAGAATACATAGAGTATGATGGAAGACCTGTCTTTCAAATTTTTAATAAGAACTATACAGGTCAAATGTTAATGGCTTGGATAGTACACTTCATGAGAACCAATGAAATAAATGCTAAAGAGGTTATTGAAATACTAGGTAAACATGAGAGTGATTTAAAGTTTGACAAGTCTTTAGAAAAGATATATGAGGGTGATGATAACTGGGATAACTGGTCTGAAGGAAACAGTACATGAACGCAGCAGAAAACAAAAAGTTTGATATAGAAAGAGTAGCTTGCCCATACAAAGAGTGTGGAAGTTCAGATGGTTTCTACTACAACACAGCAACCAAGTCAGGGTTCTGTCATGTGTGTGAAACTAAAACAGGAAAGGTTGGTAAGTATCCTAGACCTAACTTCAGAAACGACTTAGCTGATTGGGCAGAAGAAACTTATCCAGTGAATGCAATGAAACCACCAGTGCATACAAGACAGATAGCTTCAGCTACTCACATGAATATCAGAGGGTTAGATCAGGACGTATCAAAGCTATATAATATACAACTACAGATAGACGCTGAAGGAGATCCTGTTAGGTATGCTTTCAAGTATCCATCTAACATAAAGTACAGGGGCTTCGAAGAGAAGAAGTTTTGGACTGAGGATAAGGGTGCATTGCAGGATCTATTTGGCCCAGATTTTAATGCAGGATCTAGCAAGAGGATCTATCTAACTGAGGGTGAGTTCGATGCAGCTTCTCTCTATCAGGCACTAGGTAAAAGTTTTCCTGTTAAATCAATACCTTCTGCGTCACTATCAGATAAGTTCATCAAGAAAAACTTTGAGTACCTCAACTCTTTCCAAGAGATTGTATACGCAGGTGAACAGGATGAAGCAGGTAAGGGTGCAGCTACTAGGTTATACGAATTATTTCCTGAGAAGTTTTACTATGTACCTCTAACAAAACACAAGGATGCTAATGCTTTCCTAGAGGCAGGTGACCAAGAGGATCTCAAGTGGGCTGCTGTTAAGCCTCAAAGATTTGCACCAGAGAATTTCTTTGTTGGTGATATCGAGGTAGAGAAAGCAATCAAGACTGAGAATCCATACGAGTATGTACCTACTGGTCACACTGGACTAGACGATAAGATCAGAGGTCTAGTCAAGGGTGGTCTTACTTTTATCAAGGCTCTTCGAGGTCAGGGTAAGACAGAACTGATCCGATACTTTGAGGTTGGACTCTTGAAGTCAGACGCTAAGATTGCTCTACTTCACATGGAAGAGATGAAGTCTACAACGTATCGAGCAATGGCTACCTATCAGCTAGGTTGTAATGTCAGAACAAAAGAAGATGCTTCAGAGAATAGCGTTACTGAAGACGAGGTGATTGATGCTGCAAAGACAGCAGCACAAGATGACAAAACAATTATCTTTGAGATGCAAGCACACGATGATCCAATGAAACTACTAGACTATGTGAGGCTTGCCTCTACAGTTTATGGTGCAAGCTACATCTTTATAGATCACGTACAGAGACTAGCCTACCTGTCTAACGCAGGGGTTGAGGGTGCTACCAGTACACTAACAACTCTTGGTGCTCGAATGGCACAGCTTGCTAAGGAACTAAACATTGGTGTTATCTTTATCTCTCAGGTCAATGACGATGGGCGTACTAAGTATGCTGCTTCCCTCGAAGAAGAAGCTATCGTGTGTGTCAAACTGAGTCGTGATACAGAAGCTGAAGAAGAGACAGAAAGAAATACAACTTACTTTATTGTTGATAAGAACAGACCTTTCGCTAAGTTAGGTAATGCAGGATCAGTCTACTATGACCCAGAAACAACAGTACTAGAAGAGGTTTCATACAGAGTATGAAGATAGCAGTCAGTGACATAGAAACAAATACTCTGGTGGGTAGTGACAAGCTGTGGCTCTGTGGTGGTAAAGATCTACAGACAGGTGAGGTCTATCAGTTCGAGAAGTGTCATGAAGATCCAGTGGCTAAGGCTGCTGCTATCGAGTGGTACAAATCTCTTGACTATATTGTTGGACATAACTTTATACAGTTTGATGCACCAGAATTAAACAGGTTGTTAGCACCAAAGACTATAGATCCTTCAAAGATTATAGATACTCTACTTGTATCGAGACTAGTAAACTACGACATCGATATACCTAAGGGTGCTAAGAGTCCACACAGTCTACAGGCTTGGGGTATTCGCCTTGGTGTTTACAAGGGTGACTTCCATAACTTCGAAGAGTTCTCAGATAGAATGGTTGAGTACTGGCTAGGAGATCTAGATACAACTGAAGCTTTACATGATCGCTTTGCTAGATACATCTACGATTCTGACTGGAAGAAATCTCTTCGAGCAGAACATGATCTACAAGTAGAGTTAGTACGTACAAAGTATAATGGTTTTGCATTTGATTCTAACAAGGCTGAGTTCTTACTCAATGCTATACAAAAACAGATGGCTATACTTGAAGAACAATTCCAAGTAGACTTCCCACCTAAGCTTACACCTGTTAACACTATCAAGTATAGACTCAAGAAAGATGGTGAAGAGATGGCTTCTGTACACAATGCTAGAGAGAAGTATGCTCTAGTAGATAGACAGGGTGACGATCTACTATGCTACAACTGGATAGATTTTAAACCTGCTTCACCTAAGGATAGAATTGATGCTCTATGGGGTGCAAGGTGGAAACCAGTAGATAAAACTAAGACACATATCAAGTTCGATAGGCTATCAGTTGGTGATCCATATGGTACATCTATATCCTCAATGACTAAAGATTTCTATGATGAAAAGAAGAAACATCTTGAACACTATGGATGGACTGTTTCAGAGGATAATCTTAGCACACTACCTGAGGACGCTCCTGATGGTGCTAAAGCTCTAGCTAAGTGGTTGACCCTTGAAGGTAGGAGATCCTCACTGGTGGAGTGGCTAGGGCAGGTGGGAGAGGATGGACGTGTTCATGGTACAATAAACAACATTGGTGCATGGACTGGTAGGTGTGCTCACAAAGCACCTAATACAGCTAACATACCATCTGCTTTTCATGGTGATGCAAGGTCAGCAGTAGAGGAAGTGAAGAAGCAATATGACTCTCATCTCAGAGCCTGTTGGACTGTACCTAGTGGATCTTTTCTAGTGGGTACTGATGCTGACGGAATCCAGTTGAGGGTACTAGCTGACTACCTTTGGAGATACTTCGATGCTGATCAGTATGCTAGAGCTATCATGGAAGGTAACAGAGAAGATGAAACAGACATACATAATATTAATAAACGTGCTTTAGGTATCAACCATGCTACTAGAGATATGGCTAAGACTTTTATCTATGCTTGGTTACTAGGGGCAGGTGTTGCTAAGACAGCACAGATACTAAAGGTCAATAAACGTCAGGCTACAGAGGCCAGAGAAAACTTTGTTAGATCTATTGATGGTCTAGCACAACTAAAGAACAAACTAATACCTACCGTTGGAGAACAAGGTTACTTCACTGGGTATGATGGACGCAAGGTTAAAGTTCCATCCACACACAAGGCTCTAGCAGGTATGCTACAGTCAGCCGAAAGTATTCTCATGAAGCACACACTTTTAAGGTGGACTTCTGAGGCAAGGAAACTAAATATAAACTTTAAGTTAGTAGGGTTTATACATGATGAGTATCAAACAGAGGTGATAGGAACAGAGGAAGAAGCAAAAGAGTTAGGAAAGATACAAGCAGATTGTATGCTTGAAGTAGGGCAGGAGTTAGGCTTTAAGATACCTACTCCAGGATCTTACGACATTGGAAGAAACTGGCTTGACACACACTAAGTATTATGTTACAAGCCGAATCAGTTAAGTAACGTCATAAACATAAGAGGGTAAAATGGCAAAAGAATCTAAAACACAAATCGTAGAAGTCTTCGGTACATTGGAGTGGGCTAAGGTCTTCGAACACAATCGAGATCGTGCCGCTTGGAACGAAGAGAAAGATGGTGAGTACAAAGTTACTGTCATCATGGACGATGAGAATGCAGCTAAACTAAAAGAGTCTGGCTGTGCTAAGGCTATGCACGAGGTAGAGGGTGGTACTAAAGTAACTCTGGCTCGTCCACATAAAGGTAAGTTCGACTGGCAGGGTGGAGAACCTAAGGTTGTAAACATCAAGGGCAAACCTTGGGCTTTCGATATAGATGGTTACATCGGTAATGGCTCGACAGGTGTTGTTCGAGTAGCAATCTATCCTGCTGGAAATTCTGGACGTATTGGCTCACGTCTTGAATCTGTTCAGGTTGTTGATCATGTTGAGTTTGAATCAGAAGGTGGTGGATCTTCTGGTGGGTTCAATGATCTGTCCAGTTACTCCTCAAAAGAAGCCAAACCAAAGCCTAAGAAGTCAGCAGCTAAGAAATCTGTTGATGGGGAAGCTGTTCCCTTTTAGGTGATTCCTTTTTGTTGTGTTGTGTGAGAATGCCCCTTCCCTTAGTTGGGTGGGGGCAACCAAATAAGAGGGTAATATGAAAAGTATAGATACATTAGTACAAGACATCGAGCAGACAATCTTTGGTAACAATGGTTGGGATAATACTCTTGGTGATGCTATGGCTACAAACATATCTCATATGGCAGAGCAAAGGTTTTCTAAACCACAAGAGCCAAGAGGATACCTATCGTTGTCTTCTCTTGGTACTAAGTGTGAGAGAAAACTATGGTACAAAATAAACAAGACTAATGAAGGTGAGACACTATCAGCTTCAACACTACTAAAGTTTTTCTATGGTGATATCATAGAGGAGTTAGTCTTAACGATAGCTGCTGTGTCAGGACACAGTGTTACAGGTATGCAGGATAGACTGAACGTACATGGTATCAAAGGACATAGGGATGCAGTGATTGATGGTATGACTGTTGATGTTAAGTCAGCATCGCCTTACTCGTTTAAGAAATTTAAAGATGGTAACCTACGAGAGGATGATCCATTTGGATATATCTCTCAACTATCTTCTTATGTTTACGCAGCCAAGGATGATCCCAAGGTAACTAACAAAACTGAAGGTGCATTTCTTGTTATAGATAAAGTTAACGGTCACGTCTGCTTAGACGTATACGACTTTACTGATGAGTTAAAAACAAAAGAAGAAGAAGTTAATCACTTGAAGGATATGGTAACTTGGGAGCAGCCGCCAGAGAGAGGGTACGAAACTGTGCCTCAGTCTCTAAAGAATCCTAATGGTAATGAGAAACTAAGCAGTGCCTGTTCGTACTGTGATTTTAAGAAGGAGTGCTATCCTGGATTGCGTAAGTTTATTTATTCTGATCGTCCTGTTTTTTTAACTAAGGTTGTAAAGAAACCTATGGTACACGAAGACTTGGAGTATAGTAATGTCCTTCAGCAGGAATAGATTAAGGGGTATACAGGCAGGGTACAGGTCTGGTCTTGAAGAAGACATGGCTAAGTATCTTAAGAAACTAAAGATAAAGTTTACCTATGAGAAAGAAAAAATTAAGTGGGTAGATCTAAAGATAAGAACGTACACCCCTGACTTTGTATTAGAGAATGGAATAATAATAGAAACGAAAGGAAGATTTGTATCAGTCGATAGACGCAAGCACAAAGAAATAAAGAAACAGTTTCCAGATCTAGACATTAGGTTTGTCTTTAGTAATAGTAGATCTAGACTTTACAAAGGTGCTAAGAGTTCTTATGGTGATTGGTGTAAGAAACATGGTTTTAAGTATGCAGACAAAACTATACCTAAGGAATGGCTAAAGGAAATAAAAGATGAGTAATAAATTTGTTCCAGTTGTAGAGATAGTAAAAGTTATACGAGGTCCGTATGATGATGCTGACGGTAATATATGGAACTTATGTTTAACTAGAAGCGTATCTAATTTAAAAGAAGAAGAAGAAGAATACTTCTATCGTAATATGAAAGATGCAATGGATGATGTTGACAGGCTACATAAGACAGGTCCATTTGCTATTGACGAATGGGGTAACTCAGAACAAGATCACACACATAAGCAAACCAGAAAGGTGATAGAACATGTCCAATAAAACAGCAGTGATATTCAGTTGTGCTCACACAGATCCAACCATACCTAACGATAGGTTTGATTTACTTGGTGAGTTAATCTACGATGTTAATCCTAGTTATGTTATAGACTTAGGTGATGGTGCTGACATGAAATCTTTAAATAGTTTCGATACAAAGTATCCAGAGGCTATCGTATCTCAGAACTATGAAGCAGACGTTGATCACTACAATGAAGCTATGGAGAGACTAAGAAAGAAACCTAGCATTAGAAAGTATAAGAAACCATTTTGGATTGGATTCGAGGGAAACCATGAGAACAGAATTAAAAGAGCAATCGCCCATGACCCTAGACTACAGGGAGAAAAGTATGGGATATCCTTTGGGCATCTTCAAACGGATAACTGGTTCGATGAATACCATGAGTATCAACACTCAGCACCTTCAATCGCTGACTACGATGGGATATCATATGCTCATTACTTTGCTAGTGGTAACTATGGCACAGCTATGTCTGGTACTCATCATGGTTACACCTTACTACAGAATAGAAACCATTCTTCTACCTGTGGTCATAGCCATAAGCGTTCTATCTATTTTAAAGATTCTGCACACCCTAATTCAATTATCGGATTGGTTGCAGGATGTTTCAAAGGTGGGAGTGAAGACTGGGCAGGACAATCTAATTTAGAATGGTGGAAAGGTTGTGTCATCAAGAGAGAGATAAGAGATGGTGTATACGAACCAGAGTTTGTATCTCTTGATAGATTGCAAAAAGAATATGGTTGATTTAATAATTAGTTTGAATATAACTAGGGGTTCTGATTATGCTAAGATATGAAATCAAAATGACTATGGCTGTAGATCCTGATGCTAATTTTATAGAAGCAGACCTGTCAGATATGCCTAGAGTTATTAATGAACTTGTATCATCAGCAATGTATGATATAGACGATGTTATTGTAGAGGAGTGTGAAGTAGAAGAATGTTAAATGAAAATGATTTAGAAGCGTGGGAATACTATAACGAAACTTATAAGAATAAAGATATGAGTTTGAATGAGTATCAGAATGCAGCAGCTAAGACTGCTGTGTATAAGACAGCACACCAGATACTTTACCCTGCACTTGGACTAGCAGGTGAAGCAGGAGAGGTAGCTAATAAAGTAAAGAAGATGTTACGTGATAATGACTTTGATCGTGATGCAATAGTAGCTGAGGTTGGTGATGTCCTATGGTATATTGCTGCTCTATCTAGAGATCTTAATGTTAGTCTTCAGGACATTGCTTTAGGTAATATTGAGAAACTATATGGACGTAAAGAAAGAGGAACACTGCAGGGAAGCGGTGATAAGAGATGAACTACTGCGATATGAGAGGTTTGATATGGCCTTTTCTTTTCTGTGTATTTGTAATATGTATTCTCCCAGTACTACTGGTGGATAACGAAAAGTATTGTAAGCAAAGTATTGTACCATGTTATCCGTGGACTATCCCAGAATGACACCAAGAGAATCAGCAGAGACAGAAGCAAAGAAAACATTTGAAGAGTTTATATTGTGGACTAAGCGAGTACTGTACGTATCTACAGCTTTCTTATTAATGGTTGTTGTAGGATGTAACAGTGGGGTAGAAACAGGTAAAGGTGCAACAGGAAGTAAGTATAATGGTGAGGTGTACGCACCTACAAATATGGGAGAAGATAAATGAGTAACTATTTACCAACGGACTATCAAAGTTTTATACACACCTCACGTTATGCACGTTGGCTAGAGGATGAAGGACGTAGAGAGTCTTGGCCTGAAACAGTAAACAGA